TAATGTAGTTGTTAAAAAGAAAGAAAAAGAAAACAAATAGAAGATGCTCTTCGATGGACCAATTTTTGCGCAGAGTTGGTTCAATGATGATACTCCTAGAGTATTTTCTAATGACGATAATGTATATACATTTTAACTATGAAGAATACTAAAAGTTTCCCTGCACAGAAACTACCAATGTCAAAGAAGACACAAGCCTGGAAAGAAGCCTGCGTAGACTATGTAGTAGGCGCTGGAGATTCAGGATTTGGTGGTAATGGTAGATCTAGATCTGACGAGATGTAGACTTACTATGATTTATATAATAGCATATATAATGAAAAGGATCTTAAATATGTAACTAATCCATTTAAACAAGATGATGGATTTCCTGCTATGGCATAGGATTATAATATCATCAAACCATATGTAGATCAGTTACTTGGTGAAGAAACTAAAAGACCTTTTAATTTTCATCCACAACGCACAAGTGATATAGCTGCTAGTGAACTATAGGAAAAAGCCAAAGAAATGCTAATGGATTATATTCAGGCTACTATAGCTAGTAAGTTAAGTCCAGAACAAGCAGCTAGATATGAACAAGCATTAGCTACAGGAGAAATATAGACCCCGGAAGCTATAGCTAAGTATGTACAGAAGGATTACAAAGATATAGCAGAAACTGAAGCCTATCACGCATTGCAATTCCTAAAAAGAAAGTTGAATCTTACCCACGAATTCTATAAAGGCTGGAAAGATGCCTTAATAGGCGGAGAAGAAATATACTACATAGGTGTAATCAATGGAGATCCTTATGTAGAAAGAGTAAACCCTATGTACTTTGATTATGAGCATTCTTTAGACTTAGAATTTATAGATGATGCAGCATGGTGCCGCAGAAAGATGATCATGTCTGCTACTGAAATATACGACAGATTCTATGATAAAATGTCTGAAAGACAACTGAATGAACTACTAGAACTTATTGATCAAAGACCTGGAGCAGGTAATAATCCAGAGATAAGAAAGACTAGTATAGATTATGAATCTATTAAACTACACAAAATTAATAGTTTTACAGATAATCCATTTGATATAGATCATATAGTAGTATATCATTGCTGTTGGAAGTCTTTCAAAAAGATAGGATTTGTTACTTTACTAAATCCAGAAACTAGAGAAGTTGAAGAATTTCAAGTAGATGAAGATTACAAAGTAACAGGTACAGAACAATCTGTAGAATGGGATTGGATTATTGAAGTATGGGAAGGATATAGAATCGGTGATGATATGTATATAGGAATTCAGCCTATTGAATATCAACATATATCTGCTGATAATCCTAATTCACAGAAATTACCTTACACTGGTGTAGTGTATAACAATACTAATAGTAAGCCTAGATCATTAGTAAGTATGATGAAACCGTTACAGTATATGTATATTGTAGTATGGTATAGACTTGAATTAGCATTATCTAGAGATAAAGGTAAAGTAGCAGTAATGGATATTACTTAGATACCTAAATCTATGAATATTGATGTTAATAAGTGGATGCATTACTTAAGTGCACTAGGTGTAGCTTTTATTAATCCATATGATGAAGGGTGGGATATACCGGGACGTGAAGGAGGTAAACCATCTCAATTCAACTAGTTATCTTCTTGGGACTTAACTATGAGTAATGTAATAGCTGAGTATATTCAATTAATGTAGAAGATTGAAGATATGGTAGCCAAGCTTACTGGTATTACTCCACAAAGACAAGGACAGATTGCTGCTAGTGAATTAGTAAGTAATGCTAATACTGCTGTTAATATGTCTTATCATATTACTGAACCTTGGTTCTGGAATCACAATTAGGTAAAAAGAAGAGTATTAACTATGCTGTTGAACACTTCTAAAGCTGCTTGGAAAGATAGTAAGAGATACTTGAATTATATATTAGATGATGCTACTAGAGCATTTGTACAATTATCTGATAATTTCTTCTATGAAGATATGGATATATTTGTAGATGATAGTACTAAGAATCAACAATATATAGATCAATTAAAGCAACTGTTACAACCTGCTATGTAGAATGGTGCTAGTCTATTAGATATTGCTGAAATCATTACTTTAGATAACATGAGTATGATTAAGAATAGACTTGAGGAAATTGAACAGAAAAGAATGGAACAGATGCAGCAACAGCAACAGGCTGAACAACAAGCTCAACAGCAGATGGCAGAACAACAGAATCAGCTTAAAGAAGAAGAACTTATGCTTAAGGAAGCAGAAATGGATCTTGAAAAATATAAAGTAGATCAAGACAATGCTACTAAAATTACTGTAGCACAACTTAATGCTTATCGTGGTGCTGAAAATATGGATCAAGATATGAATGGAATTCCTGATCCAATTGAAATAGGAAAACAAGCACTAGAATAGTAGAAGATAAATTCTGATATTGCTACTAAACAATTAGAACTTAATAATAAGCGTAGAGAGATAGAGCAGAAGAGAGAAGCTGAAAATAAGAAGATACAGCTTGAAAAAGATAGAATGAAGCATGAAACTGAGTTGCAACGTATGTCTGATAAAGCTGCACTTGAACGCGAGAAATTAAAGGCAAAAACAGCTTTAAGAAATAAAGTAGTAGGAGAATCCAAATCTAAATAAGTATGAACTGGTTTAAAGAAACATGGTGGTTAGTAAAGCAGCTATTTACTACTACTAAAAATAAAGACAAAGTATAGTATAAGCATATGGATCATTATCCTTTTAGTGGATACTCTGCAATGAGTTGGTGTGGGTATATTTTAACCAAAAAGAAAGAATCTGATATTAAAACTACTACTTGGAATCACGAAAATATACATTTACAGTAGGCTAAGAATAAGGGTAGTTGGTTAAAGTATTATGCTGATTATGTATGGGAGTGGGTCAAAGGCAATCCTATTACTTACCCAGCATCTTCTGCATACTATACAATACCTTATGAAATGGAAGCATACGCAAATGAAGATAAATCTGATTACGAAATTAATACGAATAAGTATAAAATAAAAAATCGTAAAAAGACTTACAAAGAGAATAGGAAAAATTGGTTTAACTATATTAAAACTTTATAATTATGGCATGTGGTGGAAAGAAAGGTGGCAAGAAGTCATCTAAAAGTGGAAAGAAAAGTAAATAATTATGGAACGTGAAGCATTTAGATAGAGAATGCAACAGTATAAGTAGACTAGGGAGAATAATCCCTAGCTTAAATACTGGGATTGGAAGAAGTATGCAGATGGTGGTATTATAGATGAAGATCCACCACAGAATACTAGTGAAAGACCTATTACTAACTTTGACCCTAAAGGAGATCCATATAATCCTACATATGGATATAACCCAGGTGCAGGCTATGTTTCAAATTCAGACCCATTAGGCAGTCTATATGTAGAAGGAGCTTTACTTAATCCAGTATTTAAATTAGCAGGTAATGCAGTATCTAATGTAGCTAGAGGATTAACTAAATACTCTTCTAAATATGTACCAGAAGTAAAAAGAACTGTATAGGATAAGATAAATAGTTTATTCCGTAGAGAAGCCGAAGATAAAGCTCGTACATTTAAATTATATGACGATGCTATAGAATCTAGAAATAGAATAATTGAAGATCTATATTCTAATCCAGCTTATATGGAAAGAGCTAGACAGATTTAGAATACTTATGGTGATAATTATGCTCAAGTATACGAAGATATAATTAATTAGTATAACACTAATTATTGGAATTTGCCCAATCCTGTTATAAAACAGTTAGACGCTAAGGCTAAAATGTAGGCTAAAGATGCAGCTGTAAATAGGTATATTACTAGAAGACAACCAGCAGGATACGATGATTTTGAATATTAGATAAATAGAAATCTTACAGAGATAGATTATCCTACTACTAGACATGAATTAGGACACTATGTAGATTTCAATTTAGCTAAAAGTTCAAATCCTGATTATAGCAACTCTATGTTTGCAGAGTTAAAAAGAGATTTATCAAAATAGAAGAATCCGTTATTTCCAGATAAAACTGATTATTATAACAAAGGTACAGAATAGAAGTCTTATATGAATACTCTTATAGAGTATATGTTTAAGACTGGTATGATTAATAATATAGGAGATAAGGTAACTTCTAGATAGATTAAGAAAGCTATAAGATCATTACCTAAAGATATGAGATCTATTGAAGCTGCTTATCTTCAATTTGCTACACCTGGATAGTATACAAAATGGTTTAACAAGATACCTTTACTTGGTA